CAAATCTTGGCATAATTGCCATAAATTCGTTGAAGGCCAGCATACGAGCACCAGGGCTGCCAGCTCCAATAGCTCGGACAGCTTGAACTCGGTAAACCTTCTCAACGGCTTTCCAAGGAACCCCGCGAGCTTCAATCCTTTTACGGAATTCGATAGCCTCTTCACCCCCGGGCTCGTCGGAACGATACTTGACGGTAGCTAGGCGTCGGAACTGCTCGGTCAGCAATTTCTGAAAGGGAATGTAATAGAGATTCATTGCCTGCGCCGAGAGGATAGATTGTTGGGCGAGTTGGGCTTGGACTTCGGTTGCAGTTCGAGCATCCCCGTCGGGCATAACCTGCTTGGGGTTGTAAGTGCCAGTATTGTTTTGACGGACAACTTCGAGATCGCGAACAATCGGAAGAACATTACCAGCCAGATTAGGCATAGTTTTATCAACAACATTAATGCCGGGAGGCAGAATCGAGAGCGGACCATTGTACATCAAAGAAAGATTGCTGACGTCTTCACCAGTAGCTGGCTGGATCATCAAAGCGGAAGAGAGCATAGCTCCGTCGACAATTGCGTTCCGCATACGATTAGAAAGCTGGATGAACGGGAATAGCTTGTAACCCAAGCCTCTCACACTATGGAGAAGGCCATTCGTGCCGATCCCGTAGGAGAATAATACAAAAGCCTCATTTGCGTGCTTGAAACGATTTGGCTTCTTAAATAAGAAATCATCCGAGTCCCCCGCCCGAGTGGCAATGTAGTGAGAGATCGTCCCATCGAATTCTTTGACGAAATAATGGATACACCGAACAACCTTGGATCGTGCGTGAGAATACATCAGATCATTGTTCTTAAGTTCCTCTTGGAGGCGCTCCCAATCGCGAGAGTTGGAACTCGTTCCATTATCAGTAGACAACAAGATGGCTCTGCGAGTTTCTTCTACGTTCCAACCAAGTTCAGTCGCAATCTTTGGGTTCTCAATAAACTGGTACAACTCACCAACCAAGTAATGGCGCTCAATTGTAGCTATCTCGACCTTGGTGTCGCAGGCGGGTGTTCCTCGTGGAACTTTAAAGTCTTTGAGCCCGCACACGCTCCACTTCCAGCTGCGGTTATCCTCGAAGTAAGCAACCCCAACACCTTGTGAAACGAACTGGTGGGACAGCATTTGTTGCTTATAGAAAAACTCGTCCCAATCCGTAATGGTTCGGTGGAACTCTTCGGCAATAATGCTTTCCCACTCTACCCTCTGGGCGGGATCTCCCTCGGATGTCTTTACCGAGGCCAGCCTATCAACAGAGTTAACCAAGTCAGAATAAGCGGAAAGAGCTGTCTCGAGAGCTGCGGCAGACTCGCCAAAGTTTAGATTCGCACGATATCCCTGCCCTAATGACTTTAACTGCTGGGGTGAATACGGTGGCTCTCCGTCGAGCATCGACTGGATCTTTTGACGATCGATTGACGAGGCGTCATCAGCATTCCGTATGGACGTGTAAATTGCGTGCGCGCTTTTGGCATCCTTAATTCTCGTCCTAGGGGCTTTCCCGGACTCGGCAATGTTTTCGAGTTCGATAGACACGTGTCCCGCAAGTCTAACATTGACGAAAATTCGTCAAGAGGTGTTTAAGCGCCAAGGATTTGACGATCCCCATACGAGCTTACGTCTAATTTTATAGCCGATTTAAGCCATCCTTCTCCCCGATTCATAACGAGCTTTCCTCCAGCGTAGGCATTCAACCTCTGTCGACAGATGTCCAACATGAGAAAAGCGGCATCTGCCAAGTCGGGAGATTTGCCCATTCTGGCTTTCATGTCCTTTTTAGGCTCTACAACGAGTTTCCCCCCAGAAGCCGTGCTGTATTTTCGAGCCGTAAGCTCCCTAGCGAGATCAGACGTTATTCCCTTTAGTTGCCCCGACCTCAAAAATTCTACACCAACATACCAAAGTTCCGTAACCCGGTTTGTAAACTTCTCATTGGCCTTTACAGGGGACACCCCGCTGGTGGGCATTGTTGTGGGTTTCTCACCAAACTTGACCCGAAAGATCCTTGGAGACCACATTTCGCTTAAGATGTCACAAAACGGGTCTCCCGCTCCCGTGGCGTCGACGGCAAGGTGTTCTGGCCTAACCCCCTCCTTTTCGCATATCTCACGCACCTGGCGGGCAATCTGAAAGTTTCTAGGCTCATTAGCCCTAGTGGAGTCTTCCCTAAGAAGGTGAGCCTTGCCAAAGGCTACGGCAGGCACTCCTACATTTGTCTTACCGTAGGATCCGATATAAAGGACACTTCGATCTCCCCCGTTGGTGAAGGCTGGGTCAAACCCAGCAACCTTGGTAGGAGACCCATCCCATATAGGTAGTGCCTCACCTTCGTATCTTCGGATATCGGCTTCTGAATAAATGTTCTGCTCTGCCCCGATGGGTGATGGGAAAGAACGGATGAACCGCCAGTATGATAGCGAGTTTTCCCCTTGGTAATCCCTTGCCTCGCGAAGTTGCTTGGTTGTGAGTAGGAATGGCCACTCGTCGTCTGAGTCGATATTGGGTGTTCGCTCCCCGTCGAGATGGATGCATTTGCCTCGGGTAGTGTCCCACTCGTCCATCTCAGCGTTTACCCCGTTCCAAGTAACCGTCGGGGTAATAAACTGACCAAAAGGGTCGTAAGCTGAGGCGAAGTTGCCAAGAGCGATACATTGGAAATAAGGGTTGGAGTCGAGGTTATGTATTGCCTCGAAGATGGCTGGGGAAACATCCGTGGCCTCGTCCACTAGCAAGAACACTCTTTTGTTCTTTAATCCGATCAACTTCTCGGTTGCTTCCTTCTCCTTATCCTTGGCCGAAGGGATAAGCGTAATAGAAGACCGATCACTTCCAGCCTCCTCCATAATGAGTTTGCCCATTGAATCGATAATCTTACCGGGGAGTCCTGGGACTTGAATGTGCCTCTCACGGATTACTCCCCACATTCTTTTGCGAGCCTCACGAACCGATGTTGTAGTGACCAAAACTAATGTGTTAAAAGGATCACAGAGCCAATTGACTAAACCCCAGATGCCAATGCAATGAGTTTTGCTTGAAGATTTCGGACCCGAGATGCCGAGATAATTATGCTGGCAGGCGGCTTCAAATATTCTTTCCGCCCAAGGGTTCCATTGGAAGCCACCTTTGTTTTTTTTCTTGTCGTAAGGCCAAAGCAATTCAACAACGTTGCGAAAATGCGCATATTTGCCCAAACCTCCCCGCTCTGGAGAAAAGTTTTCGCGGAAGGCCACTAACTCGATTGTTACGTCGGTGGTTCCAGCGGGCCATACGCGGCCATATCGTTCAAAGCTTTGACTCACACTCAATTGTGAGATTAAAATCAGTCAAGAAAACGTCAAGAATTTTTAATTGATTTCGGCAATTAGCTGCCTGTCAGTGCTTTCTACTTTTTGCCAATTGGGCTATGACCCCGCAAACGTAAGTTCCTTATTTCCAACAATTTCCGATAACCCCTTCAATAAAAAGACCATACATAGGAAACCTCGGAAACGCAATCGGCAAAAATAGGCAAAGATTTCCGTTGCGTTGGTCAAGACTGTCAATACTATCTGTCAAGAAATGAAACCCATCATTATCAAGAAGGGCTGGGCAGAAGTTCGCATCTACGAGTGCGAAGTTCGTGGCAAATATTTCACTTATTTCGTGTGCTGGCGGGTAGGAAAACAAAGAATGCGTCGCGGGCTGGCGTCTCTTGCAGAAGCCAAGCGAGAGGCAAAAGTAATCGTGGAGCAGTTGGCGGACGGATCCGCTATGCCAGCCGAAGGAATCACTATGCGGGATCTTCAATACTACCGAGCTTGCGAAACGATGCTTAACGGCGTCCCACTCGACCGGGCGGTAAAAGCCTATCTCCAAACCAATCCAGCAGAAACAAAGGAAATCCGTGTTCCCGCGCTCGTGGAAGAGTTCCTAGCCAAAAACGAAAGTTCACTAAACTCCAATTCTCAGAAGATCACAATGCGAGCTCTCTTGAGGCGGTTTGCTTCGAAAATGTCCAAGCCTATCTCCCTGGTAACCCCACACGATATCGACGAGTACCTTGCCGACCCTACCTACGCTCCTCGCACCAGGCACAATCAGCGTTCAGCAATTATCGTCCTGTTTAACTACGCCCGTAGAAAAGGCTATTTGTCCGACGAGCGTAAACACGCTGCCGAGAAATCAGAGGAGATTAAATTTAAAAAGCCACCCGTTGAGATTTACTCCGCAGAACAAGCGGAAGCTATGCTCACCTTGTGCGACAAGAACCTAGTCCCCTTCCTCGCGATTGGGTTGTTTGCGGGCATTCGTTCTGCCGAGCTGGCGCGCTTGAAGTGGGAAAACATCGACTGGGTTGGTGGCAATATCCGTCTTGACCGAGAAATCACTAAGACCAATCAAAGTCGGTTGGCTCCCCTTATGCCCAACCTTGCTGAATGGCTAGCCCCCTATAAAGATCTTAAGGGAAACATTCTTGCTTCAACAAAATCACGTTACCCAACGACTTTAATTTCTCCTTGGCTGGCATCTCAGGAAAACCCGAGACTGCCCTCGAAGTGGATCGATAATGGTATGAGACATTCATTTGCCTCGTATCATTTGGCGTATACCCAAAACGCTGCCCAAACCGCACTCGCCTGTGGTCACTCCCCAGGGATGCTTTTGGGAACATATAAGACCATCACCATAAACGGTGAGTCTTTAAACCAGGAGGTAGCAAAGAAATACTTTGAAATACGACCAAAGTTGGTCGACAACGTTATTTCTATTCAAAGCCATGCCAAATCAAAGAAAGCCTAACCAGATAGTTACTTCGTTCACGATACCAAAGCATTTGTTAAAGTGGGTTCACGATGAGGCTCACAGCCGTGGCCAATCAACTTCCGAATATATACGCGCGTTGTTGCTAAAGCAGTGGGACAAAAAGACACAAGCTGAGAAAGAAGACAAAAAATAGTTTTCTTGTTTGTTTTAGGGGTGGAGTAATAAAGTCAGTATCAAATCTGCGCCGTTAACAAAATCCCATAGTATTTTTGTGATGAGCACCGAGAGCGTTTTACCGTTTTTGGCTGCAAGTTTTTGAAGTTTTTGCTTAAGGCCATCAGTCCCCCAAAAACCGATATATTTCCGAGTGGGATGGCGCTTATTGGGCATGCGTTTGAATACCTCAAACCCGGTATATTCCAACAACTATTCGGGGTGTTAAACACCTCAAGTTGCTGGTGTTAAACACCTTATAAACTGCTTGTTTGGCATTAGGAGTCAATGTAATGATTATTTTTATGGCTCACTTTTATAGATTAAAAGTAAAACGCATCCAAAGACGTTTACTCGTAATTTATGCAGTAGAAATGGAATATTTTTAAAGTAATAAAGAAATTGCTGGACACATAGCTTCTAACGAATACACCTATCAGACCAGTTTATGAGACTCGTATTAGAAACAAAATCTGTCCGAGTCTTAACACTCCCCAGCGGACACTTGGCGGTGGAGCTTGAGCCAGTAGACGAAACTGGATGGCCGAAAACTCTCCCCCACGAATCTATTTACAGAATCCCAGATTTGATGAAACGCCTCGGTGTTTCTCGTAGATCCATTCAAAACTATTTTCGCAGGGCGGTAAATCCCCTGCCGTACTCCAAAGCGGGCGGACGCCCTAGGGTGACTGAATCAGACCTTTCCGCGTGGCTGTCGCGGGAAAAAGTTAAGGAGAAAATTAGAATCTTATGAACCATCCCAAAGAGTTCATTGCTATCGATCCGGGGAAATCGGGCGGGATAGCTTGGAAACTCGCATACGGTGTCCGAGCCATCAAGATGCCAGATACTGAGCCAGACATCTGTGCGAGATTAAAAGAGATCTATTATCACTTGGACAAGCCTACTTGTATCGTTGAGGAGGTGGGCGGGTACATTGGCCGTCCTCAACCAGGCTCTGCTATGTTCACCTTTGGAAGGAACTTTGGTTTCCTTCTGGGCACACTTACTTGCCTTGGTGCGAGGATAGTTCTCGTTCGGCCACAGAAATGGCAGGGGTTCCTTGGTCTAGGGAAATCCGAAGGTGATAAGACGAAGTGGAAGAATAAGCTGAAATCGAAAGCTCAGAACTTGTTCCCAAGTCTTGACGTGACTTTGTCAACGGCTGATGCGTTACTGCTTCTTGAGTATGGAGTTAAAACTGAGTGAACTTCGAACTCTACCCTTGGCAAACGGAATCCGCTGAAAAGATCCTATCTTCGTTGCGGGAGAACCATATTGCTGCGGATTGGAGCGACACTGGCACGGGTAAAACGGCAAAAGCCGTGTGGGTGGCTAAACAGCTAGGTAAGCCTTTCGCTATCATCTGCCCCAAGGGCGTGATTCCCTCGTGGAAAGAATGGTGCGAAAGGGCTGGGGTTTCACCTATTTTCATTCTGAACTACGAAAAGCTACGAGCTGGGTCGACTATCTATGGGGATTTCGTAAGCGGTAGCTGGGTGTGGGCAAGCCTGCCCCACGATGCGTTCTTAATCTGGGACGAAGTCCATAAGTGCAAGGGACCAAACTCCCTAAATGGCAAGATGCTCATCCAGTCTAAGCAATTCTACACCCTTCTCCTGTCTGCTACATTCGCCTCAAACCCCATGGACATGAAGGCCAGCGGGTTTCTTCTGGGCCT